ATAGCCGCAGGACGCGCGCTCCACTCGCGTTGCGGTCATGCCGTCTGGCAGGGCGTCGATCCTGCGAATGGTGACTTCGCCTTGTGCGACCGGCTCTTTTCCGATCTCGTGCATGGTCATGTCCTTTCTGCTGGTTTGATGAAGTCTGATTGCGGGTAGCCGATCCGCCAGGCTTGGGCGGCAACGGCTGTCTCGATGGGCAACCCGTCAATGTCGGACTCATAGGGCACGCCCTCGACGATTGTGCCGTTACGCGGGCATTCGGCCTTCAGGAAGCGTCCGGGGCGCGTTAGTCCGGGCAGCGTCATTTCGATAGGGACCTATATACGTGTGTGACCTAAGGCAAGGGGCGCGCAGGACAATATCGCCGATGCGCGCCCTAACGCGATCCGTTTAATGGCTGGTGTTTGAATCTTCCTTGGCTTCGGACCGATCCGAATCATTCCCCTTTGCACCAACTGTCCCCGGCGGCTCTTCAGGCAGAAAATCTCTTAGAGCCTGAACGACCTTCAGCATATCGTCAGCCTCCTTCCGCGTTCTAATTGAACCGCCAAGGGTGATTCGCCCATGATGCCAAGTGAAGGCAAAGGGTGATTCGCCATCCTGCACCGGGGCGTGCGCTTTCACCTTCAAGCCGTGAGCATGTGTTTCTGTTGTCGGGGATTGCATCTCGTCGCCTCGCCCTCGAATTCATGCCCCCACGGCCTCGATCCCGGCGGTTGACCGTAAACCGGCCCGTGCACGGCCATGTGTTTGCCGTAACCGCATCGGGCACACTTTTCGCAGCGGCACGTCCCGTTACGATGCGTCCGTGTCGGGCATTCCTTCAGGTCAACGGCTCCGGCCATCAGGTTTCTCCATCCGGTGCCGTCTCCCGCAGCCTGGCGTTCTCGGCGCGGAGGCGGGTGATCGCGTTGGCCATGTCGTCGATGATCTCTGTTTCTTCGCGGATACCGAAGTCGGCGGTAATGATGAATCCGGCGCGCCGGAACGCGTCTTGACGTTCTGCTTCATCAGTCATTGTTTCCCTCCTGCAAGGCGGCCACCACTTTGGTGCCGATAGGCATAAACGATTCACACCTTCTCGTTTCTGGATCAGGCTCAAAGGCTGCCCATGACTGTCTCATGCCCGGCTTCGCCATGAAGCGGTAGCAGGACTTGCAGGCGGGACACTGGTCGTTTGGGCACATAGTGATATCGACCATCACAGCGCCTCCCCGTGGCCCGGCGTTTTCCTGATCTCATCAGTCATCAGCGGTCTCGAATTCTCGTGCGGTGTCTTCATCGCCAATGCTGCGTGCCATCTGCGCGAAGCTCTTGTTCAACCGCTTCATGCGCTGCGAATTACAAGGGTGGCACCACGGCCCCCAAGCGCTATAAGGTACGGGCTGCCTGCACCCCAAGCAGCTATGGGTTGCTTCGCCTTGGTAGCTGGGATGCTCGGGGTCATTCCACGGCTTCATCGCCGGTCTCCTTAAGGGCGGCGCGGGCGCGCTGGCCAATCCCGTGCACCGTTTCGATGGCCTCAGAGGCGCGCATAGGGTCTCCGCGCTTGATGATGAGGTACTCTTTGCCATCGCCATGCCAGTCGGCGTAGTAATCCAACGCCTCCCGCAGCCTGGCGTTCTCGGCGCGGAGGCGGGTGATCGCGTTGGCCATGTCGTCGATGATCTCTGTTTCTTCGCGGATACCGAAGTCGGCGGTAATGATGAATCCGGCGCGCCGGAACGCGTCTTGACGTTCTGCTTCATCAGTCATTGTTTCCCTCCTGCAAGGCGGTTATCGCCATATCCCGTTCGTCTTCGTCTTCGGACTTTCGGATCGCTCACGAGATACGACGTACCCATGTGCATCCCCATCGGCTGGCCGGGAAGCTCAAGGGCGCGGATGGCGGCGGTGGCACTTTTCAATACCTCGAATGCAACGGCTTCGTTTGTCAGAGGGGTGCCTCAGCGAGCGCTCAACGTCATCTTGTGTCGCCCCCCGCTTCTCCCCCGCCTCACGCGGGGCTGCGTCCTTGGTTGTGGTCCGATCAATCACCGTCATCTCTCGCTTCGCGTCCTGTAAGCCGCGCCCAGGTAATGTCAAACAGCGCCAACATCGTGCCGAAGGCAACCTCGATGCGGTGGGTCATGCCTCAGCCCCTTCGTTCACACGCGCACGCTCCGCAGTGCCTTCGCTGTGGCCGCGCTTCCATTCCTCGGCGCGGGCTTCATCCTCGCGGACGTCTGCCGGGCAGGCTCGCTTCGATTTGCCGTCCAGCCCGGCCTGATAGCCCGCATCGTAATCGTCAGAGGCGGCCGCCCCGGACGACGCGCCCTCATCGCGCTCCGGGACGGCCTCGACCGCATCCGCACCGGAGGGAGGCTCGGCGTCGGATTGCGGCCCTGCCACCGCCGGGGCGGGATCACCGGCGGCGGGTTCCGTAGCGAATTCATCAAGGCTGGTCGGTTTGCCGTTGCCGTTCGTGTAGGCAATGGCGCTCTGTTTTGATACTCCCTGCGCAGGGGCCTCGCGGACCTCGCCCTGATACTGCGAGCGCGGCAGCGTGATCAGGCTGTCGTCACGCGACATCAGGTCCTGCAATTCCGGAGACAGCGGCAGCGCCTTGGCATGGCGTCGCATCACCGTTTTCCGGTACATTTCGGGGCGGAAAGCCGGATCCGACCATGGCCCGCTATCCTTCGATTTCGACTTCTGGCGGATCGCCTCAAGCTGGTCGATCGTCATGACCTCGCGGCTTTTGTAACCATCGCGGAAGGTTGCGATCGAATAGGCCGCGATGATCTTGCCGGGGCTGAACAGGTTCGGGGTGTGTTCGATGCGCTCGTCATCGCCGTAGAACACCTCGAAATGGTCGTTCTCATGCACGAGACGCGATTCCCACGAGACGATTTCGCCGGACTGGCGCACCTTCTTGCGCAGGCCTGCGATCATCGGGATGTACTGCACCTTCTTGATCCAGCCATTGCCGGACTTGGTGTTGTAGACGACAAGCGCGGCCTCGCGTCCGTCCGGCAAAAGCCCGTCCTGCGCGCACTGGACGCATGACATCATCAGGGAGCGCCGGTCAGCCTCCAGAAGCGCCGGGTCGCGCTGCACTGCCGTCATGACGATGCGCCCGAACCGATCCACGCTGATGTGTTGGGGCAGCACCGTCTTGAACTGCGGCCCCATCTGCTCGATCTGGCCTCGCAGCGTGGCAACGGCCCTGGTCTGCTGCTCGCTCATTTCCTGTTCCTCTCATTGTTAGCGCTGTGCCAAGCGTGTCTGATGCTGAACCAGCGGCCACGGCCGCAGCGGCGTACAATGCCATAGCTGATCAGAAATTGCCGCCACCACGGGCGGCGACGCCGGCGCAAATGGATGTGCTCGCCGCGGTCGCCGGTCATGCCTCGATCCCCTTCTCGCGCTTGCTTGGCGCCCAGATCGGCGGCGGCGTCACGCCGCAGTGAAAGGCATGCGCACGCTCAAGTTTGTTGATCGCAACCTGCGTGTAATCGTCTGCGACCTGGTGCTGTCCCGCCTTCGCCCTGATCCGCGCCGTGCGCAGCAGCGCACTGACCTCGGTCAGCGTGGTGAGCAGGTCGATCTTCGTCATCACGTAGTCGTGAACGGTGCGAAGGGGTTTCATGCCGCCTTCTCCTGCTTGTGCCTGCGGGTGACGCGAAGCTGACGGAACTCGTTCGGCTCGACCGTGTAGCCGGCGCGCTTTTGCAGCTTCCAGGTGATCTTGTAGTCCGGGTGCTCGGCTATCTCGGCGTCGCCAAGAATCGCGCAGATTTCCGCGTCGATCGTCTTGAGCGCCTGATCCGCAGACTTGCGCCGGTCCAGCCATGTCAGCCGTTCCTCGCAAAGTGATGCGATGCGGTTGTGGTCACTCAGATCGACGCTTTCCAGACGCGGGCGGGCGTACATCTGGCGGATCACCGCGGCGTCTTGGCTGAAGTCGAATTCCGGCGGATCGTTCGTCTCGACGCGACGCCAGAAGTCCGCAACCATGTCGAGGATGCGCCCTTCAGCAAGCGCATGGCGATGCACCGGAAATTCGCGGTAATCATCTGTCCAGAAATCGCGCACCAGCGCCACGATCACGGCGGCGTCGGCATCGCGCAGCATGGCGTTTGCCAATGCCTGAAGCTGGTATTTCAGCGGCGGGCCGTCGCTCCAGTCCTGCTCGAACACCGGCTTGACCACGGACTTGCATTCGACGACCAGGCGGCGATCATCATCATCGCGCGCCAGCGCATCCGACGTTGCCCCGAGGCGGTGATCCGTGCTGCGCACATATTCGCGCGGGCGCTGGATCGTCCAGCCGGGCCGCATTTCCTGTAGGGCCTCCAGGACGGCGGCTTCCTGCCACCGGCCACGCTGCAAGACGCCGTTGTCACTGGCATCAATGCGACCGGATACCTTTTCCTCGTAAACCGCGCGTGCCGAGCGGTGCTGGTCGCAGCCGGCCAGCGCGCCGATCTCTGATGCCGTGATGTCGGCAAGCCGCCAGCGGAGCCATTCCTCGCGCGACTGAATCGGATGCGTGGTGATGTTCATTGCGACGCTTCCTTTTTCGGGGAGTTGAAATGCATTTCGATCTCGACAAGCGCCTCCGTGATGATCGTTCCGGCCCGCGCGAATTCCTCGTCGGTGGGGTATTTGCTCAGGTCAGTTGCGGTGTTCATCGTGTCGATCAGGCGCTTGGTGTGCTCCAGCGCGAACTGCGCGCGCCCGAGCAGCGTGGAGAGGCGCGAAATCGTGTGGAGCATGTCTTCGGGCGTGGCGGGTCTGCTCATGGCGTCACCGCGTCGCCAGGAGCGCGACCGTAATGACATTGAACCCGGCAAGAACTCCGGTCGCAGCCGCCCAGGTCATCGTCGAGGAAGCGGAGCGGGCAATCGCCGCAGCGCTGTCGCCAAGCATCAGACGGCCACGCCACCAGAACCGCAGCCACATCATGTGAAACGCCATGCCGAACAGGCGCATCAGGTGCGGGACGAACTTCTTGATGTCAGCCCAGACCAGGCCGTGCTGCATGCGAAGCTCAATAAGGTCGGTGCGAAGATCGCTCATCAAGGCTCTCCTATTTCCATCGGTCGTAAAAATACTGGTTGGAAAGGTCTTCCGGTCGAGCGGCGTCATGCTCTTCCGCCACCTGCTCGCGCCGCCTGATCTGGGTGGCCTTCGCCGCCAACAGCATCACGACGAACAGCGCGGCGGCGACGATCGCTATCGCTATCGAAATGCTGTTCACAGCCACCTCCACAGCAGCACGCCGCCAAAAGCCCAGATCATCAGCCACAGCATCACGTAGACCATCGCGGTCGCTCCTCTAGCTCAGGGAAATCCCGACATTCTCATGCGGGGCGAGCTCATACGCCGCCGCGTCGATGCAGCGGCCCTTGTGATGGGACAGGATGAAATCGCAGGCGCTCTCAAGCGCCTCGCCCGACAACAGACGCCATTCCGATGCCGGCCAGACCCGGAACCAGACATCCGCGATTTCGAGATCAAACGCGCGCGGCGCACCAACATCCGGCTCGGCGCGAAACTCGTCCAGAACCGCGAATTCGGCGCGAAGCTCGCACGACTCAGGAAGTTCGCCGTCCGGCGCGAAGTGCGACCGGCTCGGATCAGTGCTGGCGTCAAGGGTGATGCTCATCGTCTGTCCCGCGATAGCGGCGGAGCCCCAAGGGAAACTACACAAAAACCCCGGGGCTCCGCCTCCCCGCTACCGACGCAAAACCTCTGGCCGCAGGGAAACTCGTTGGCTTGAGCGCCTTCCCCAAAAAAGGGCGGGGCCGAAGCCCGCGCCAAGTTGATGGGAGGAAACGCCCAATGAGGGCACGCGGCGACTTCCGGTCCTGAGTGCGTAATCCACGAGCTTCCGTCGCTGCGTGGAAGTAACCTTAGATTACGGCTGACCGGCGTGTCAATTAAAAAAGTAATTTTCTGTTACGCGCCTGAGTGGCACATTCTGGGCATCTATTTTTGAGCCTTGAAGGGGGGGGCAGAACAGACGGCGAACATGCGTCGTAACCCGAGGTTACGCGGTAGAACAATGTCTGTACATATTTCGTAAAGCCGACAAGCAGCTTGTTACGAAGTGTTCAAGTCACATGGGAAAAAACCGGCGCAACATGCCGTCAAACAGCGCGAATCAGGCTGAGACGCGAGCGGCCCCCTTGTCAGCAGTTTCTGACTCGGGTTGAGCGGGTGGCGTCTTGGTGGGCTTGGCTGCCAGGGGCAGAAGATCGTTCGGGGTGATCTCCAGCAGCTCGCAGATACGCACTAAGGTATCGTAATTCGGCTCGGATTCGCCGCGCTCATATTTGCGGTATGTATGAGCGTCGAGATTCAGCACGCCAGCAAACCGGGCTGCTGTCTCGTATTTCGCTTCACGCGCCGTCCTGAGACGATCGGCAAAAGTTTTCATGATCCGAGTGTATCGGCTGGTGTTGGGTCGGCGCTGGGTCATGGGGTAATTATTCGTTACCCCGCGACCCGAACGCACGTGATGATTTGTTACCAGCATATCGGGTTGACATAAAGGGCGCAAGACGCGTAACGTCAAGTTACGTTATAGATTCCGCAAAAATCCCCAACCATCGCAGCGGAGTAAGCATGAGCGCGTTGCCTGCCGAGGTCGAAAGCGTCGACACGCTGCCGTCACTCATAGACCGCGCAGCGTCTGCGCTGATGAACGCGCGCACCGCCGCCGAGGTGCTGGAAGCGCGCGAACTGGCTGGCCAAGCCTACGACCAGGCAAAGCGGCTAGCCCGGCTAGCGCGAGCCAAGGGCGCTCATGATGAACTGCTGGCGAGGGTGCACCGGGCGCAAGCTGACGCACTGGAGATCGAGGCCGCGGCCAAGCGGCGGCTGGCGGATGAATATGACGCGGCGCAGGCGCGGGGAGAAGTTGTTGGACACGGTGGCGACAGGAGCAAGGTCGAAAATTCCGACCTTGCTACGACCGCTCAACTTGGCCTGACGAAACAGGACATCCACGAATCGCGCCGTCTGCGCGACGCCGAGAAGGCGGACCCCGGCGTCACCAAACGCATTCTGAATGAGCGGATCGACGCTGGTGAAGAGCCGAGCAAGGCCGCGTTGCGCAAGGGAATCGTCGCGGCATCAACTCAAGCGCTGCGCGGTGGCTCTGGCGCCGGAACCAGCCGCAAGAACCCTATGCACCGTCCAGACCCTCAGTCCGATGTGTCGACGCTCGTTGTCGGATCGTGCCGCCGCCTTCTGGATGGCGCGAAAGACTATGCGCCGGAATTCATCATCGGCGGCTTCCATGATGACGGGGATCGTGCGCGGGCGCTGGCGGTGATGGCTGAGTGCCGAGACCTTCTTACCGATATTTTGGAGACAGCTAATGTTGAATGAACAACTGAAAGTAGTGAATGAGGCAATCTTACAGGCAGCCACGCGCGTCGGTAACAGTGCACCGAAGGTGGCTGATGAAATCCTTGAGAGCGTGTTCCCTCAAACTTGTTGCGCCGCCCGCGAAGAGGGTGGGTTTCAGATTTTGCGGCGCGGATTCATCGGTCACGTCTCGAAAATTCTCAAGCAATCATACCCTGGCGAAAACAAGCAGCGGGATTTTGCGTCAATTGACCCGAAGTTCGCGCCTTATGTCGAGAAACTCAAGAGTGCAGCCTACTATGTTGAAGGCGCGCAGGAGTATGTCAGCGTCGCTGATCTGGTGGTGGAGCCGGACCTTCTTAATGATGCGCGTCATCACATGCGAAGGAAGGGCGAGGAATGCTTGGCCGAAGCTGAGCGCCTCGACAATCTCTACTACGCGGTGACGTCGTAACCCCCACCCCAAAGGAGCACCCCGATGCCCCATCATGACGACCGATCCCGGCCGCCGCTGTACCCAAGCCGCAACGGCTTCCAGGTCCTGCGCGCACCGAAAACCTACGAGGCCGCGAACGAGAACGCGCCGGAAGATGCGGACGCCCCGTCGCCACGGCGCAAGCGTCTCGTCGCCTTCGCTGAAATGACCATCGACATTGCCGGGCTGGTGATCCTGACCGGCGTCTTCCTGGGCGGCTGCGTGCTGTTCGTGCGCGCCATTGCTGCCCTCGCCTGAGCACCCGCGACCACGGGACACTCCTGCGGCGGCTGACAGGCGTCGTCCGATAACCGCCAAGCGACAGGCGGGTAAGGGAAGAGGAGATGAAGTGCGGGCCGTGGTCGCGGGCCGCGCAAGCGGATGAGAGCATTGTTCCGCGAATTTCCTCGTCCAGTCAGCGGCCAGCCGGGGAGCCGTCAATCCCCGGCAGCAGTTTCAGGAATCTGCGGCTGTGTATGGAGGCGGCGGCTGCTGCCGTCGTGTGAGGAAGCGCTCGGCGACGCGGGCGTGCAAGCGAAGAAGGGATGAAGCGCGGGCGCAGCCGCAGGTGTGCCGGAGTCGGCGCCGGATGGCAACGGCACGGTGCTCGTAACCCCGCCAATCCTTTCAAGCAGCAGCGGCCAGCCGGGGAGCCGTCAATCCCCGGCGCTCATCAGCGCCAGACACAAGGGGCCGCGCAATGCAATCACCATGGACAGAAGCCGAAATCCAGACGCTGCAAAAGATGTATCGCGATGGCGCCAGCTTTTCCGCAATCGCCGATCAGGTCGGTCGAAGCCGGGTTGCGGTTGCCGGGCGCGCGCGCCGGCTTGGGCTAGCACGCACTGGCGGAACCCAAAAACATGCCAACAACTCGGCAAAAAGGCAGGCCAAGAAGCGGTGGCACCTGAATCCGCGTCCCGAGGACTGTTTGCCGCCTCGATTGCCGGTCCAGACGGAACCAGCGCCAGATGGCCTTGTCGGGCTGCTGGATCTCACGGCGACATCGTGCCGATGGCCATTTGGTGAACCAGGCGCGCCGGATTTCGGCTTCTGCGGCAAGCGCAAGCACGAGCTCGGCCTGCCCTATTGCAGCAAACATATGGCACGCGCTTGCAGCAAGCACCCGAAGCTGTGACGAGCAGCACGTCTGGCTGAAGGGATGCACCATGCCACCACGCCGCGACATCAAGGCGGAAATCGCCGGGCGGGAAACCGAAATCCTCACCGCGCTCGGCATTCCGTGGCCGCCTCCCGGCCGTCAGCGGCATATCAACTGCCCCTTTCCCGATCACGACGACAAGCACCCTTCATGGCGTTGGGATGACCGCGAGACGCGGTGGCACTGCACATGCGGATCAGGCGACGTTCTGGATGCCGCGCAGCGGATGGGAAAGGCATCGGACTTTCCCGGCGCAGCCGATTATGCGCGGGATGTGTGCGGGCTGGAAAAGACGTCGAAAGCCTATACCAACGGTCACGCACCATCCGAGCATGGCAACGCAGCGCGCGCCGTCTGGCAGCCGATTCACCCCGTCCCCGCTGATGCCCCCAAGCCAGACCTGAAGCATTACAAGCACGGCAAACCAGCAAGCGTCTGGGAATATCTGGACGCGCAAGGAAAGCTGCTCGGGATCGTATGCCGGTTCGATCTGCCGGACGGCAGCAAGGAGATCGTCCCGCTCAGCTATTGCGCGCATACCGGCAACGGCAAGCGCGCATGGCGATGGCTGTCCTTCGCCAAGCCGCGCCCGCTCTATGGCCTCGATCTGCTCGCGGAACGCCCGGAGGCACCCGTACTTCTTGTGGAGGGCGAGAAGACGGCGGATGCAGCCGAGCCGATTGCGCCAGATTACATCACGGTGACGTGGCCGGGCGGAACCGGGGCCGTTGGCATGGTCGACTGGGAGCCGCTGCGCGGGCGCGACGTCGTGCTCTGGCCGGATCACGACCTGCATGTCTACCCGGACAGCCATTCCCGCGCGGGCGAACAGAAGCCGCTGCACGAGCAGCCCGGCCTCAAGGCGATGCACAGGATTGCGCAGGCGCTCGATCGCCTCGCGGCGTCTGTTCGCATCGTCGATACATACAGCACACAAACAGACTTTCCCGATGGCTGGGACCTGGCCGATGCGTTGCCGGAGGGAATCACCCGCGCCGATCTGAGGCGGATGATCGTCGAGGCAAAAGCGCCGGACGAATTGCCGCCGGAAAGCGCGCCAGAACACGCCCAGCCAGAAAGGGCGGCGCCGCCCGCCTCAGACGATGACGGCAAGCCCGTGGTGCGGATCTATGGCGGCGCATTGTCGGAAGCCGCATCAGAAGCCGAAAAGCACCTGATCGACGCCGGCGCGCATCTCTATCAGCGCGGCGACAAGCTCGTGCGCCCTGTTCTGTCAACTCTGAAGGATGCGCGCAAGCAGGACACCAGATCAGCCAGCCTTGCGAGTGTCGAGACGACTTATCTGCGCGACCTGCTGTGCAGGCACATGCGCTGGGAGCGGTTTGCCCGGCGCGAGAAGGAGTGGATCGGCATAGACCCGCCGCGCGAAGTTGCCGAGACCATCATTGCGCGAGGCAGCGAGCTCGGCTTCAGGCCGGTCACTGGCGTGATCATGACGCCGACGCTGCGCCCGGACGGCTCGGTCCTGTCGCAAGCTGGCTATGACGACGCCACGGGGCTTCTGGTCATTGACCCGCTGCATCTGCCGGACATGCCGCAACGTCCCAGCTTCGACCAGGCCTATGAAGCGCTGAACGAGCTCGATGGGCTGCTCGACGAATTTCCGTTCGTCTCTGAAGCGGCTCGCACGGTGGCGCTCTCGATGATCCTGACATCCGTGACGCGCGGCGCATATCCCGCTGTTCCCATGCATGCGGTGCGCGCGCCCGCGGCCGGGACCGGCAAGTCATTCCTCGTCGATCTCGTCTCCGTAATCGCCACGGGCGAGCTATGCCCGGTGCTGTCCGGCTCGCCGAAGCCCGAAGAAATGGAAAAGCGCCTCGGCGCAGCAGCCATCGCGGGCTATCCGATCGTGAGCCTCGATAACGTCAATGCCGATCTCGGCGGCGATTTCTTATGCCAGATGATCGAGCGCCCGATGGTCGCGCCGCGCCTGCTCGGCAAATCCGAATTGGTGAAGGTCCCGAACACTTCGACGTTGTTCGCTACCGGCAACAACATGCGCTTCGTCGGCGACATGACGCGCCGTGTGCTGATCTGCGATCTAGACCGCCAGGAAGAGCGCCCGGAACAGCACCAGTTCGCCAAGCGCCCGCTGGACGCCGTTCGCGCCAATCGCGGCAAATACATCGCCGCCGCCCTCACCGTCGTCAGCGCCTATCTGTCCACGCACAGACCTGCAAGCAAACCGCTGCTGGCGTCGTTCGAGGACTGGTCGCGCACCGTCCGTGAAGCGCTGCTCTGGCTGGGCCGCGAGGATCCTGTCAGCACGATTGAAGCCGCCCGATCCGACGATCCGGAACGCGAGGCGCTGGCGATCATGATCACGGCCTGGGCCGAGGTGTTTGGCACCGGCGCGAACACCGCTGCACCCGTTTCCGAGGCGATTTCGAAGAGCCAGGAGCGCGAATTTTCCTACGACGATATCGGGCGAGTTTCTGGAGAAACGCAAAAACTCAAAAACTCGCATTTGCATGAAGCGCTGATGCAGGTTTCGCCGCGCGGCCAGCCAAATTCCCGTTCACTGGGCTGGTGGCTGAAACGGAACGAGGGAAAAATCGTTTACGGTCAATATTTTAGGTCCGTCTTTGATGGGCATTTGGGAGCTAGAAGATGGTATGTCGAGAAAACCTGATCCTGCGGGTTGTGAGGGTTATGCGGATTTCTCTCTATAACGCGCGGGAGAAATGGCAGATAGGGAGTTTTAGAGGGATAGAAAAAAACGCGCATGTGCCACATGCCCTAAAGGGAGTGGTGAAATATCCGCGAAGCCCGCGATACCCGCGGGGCCGCAAATGACCGCCCCAGCCCCTCAAATCCGCCCGGTCCTGATCAAGCTCGATTGCCTCGGCATTCGCCTGCGAAGCGACGGCGACAAGCTGAAGGCGCGGCCAGCCGTCAAGATCACCGACGACGTCGCCGGCCTGATCCGCGAGCACCGCGACGCGCTGCTGGAGCACATCCGCTGGTGCGAGCAGAACGGCGTCGAAATCTACAACTCCGCGCTGAAGCGATGGCCGAGCGGCGCAAGTGGCGATTCGGCGAAATCCGGGGGCGAGCGCCCGTTCGATGACGATATCAGCGATGTGGGGGCAGCATGACCGAAGAGCAGCTTCGTAAGGCATGGGCGGAAAGCCTCGGAAAGCAGTCGCGCATCGAAGCGCCGGAAAGCAGCCCTGAGCCGGAACCAGAACCGCAACCCGATCTCACCGACCGCGAGCGCGCCAGGTGGGCCGCTGTCGAATTCCAGATGCGCGAGGTCATGTCGGGGATCGACGCCGCATGGAGCCGTCATGAGCGTGCGGTGCATGCTGCTGCTGCTGCGCGATTGCCGCGTCATCAGCGCGCCAAGTCCGGGCGGCCGCCGGAAAAGTTTGATCGCGCCATTGCCGAGATGCGCCGCCGTCCGAATGCATCGCTGCGCGAAGTCGCAAAGGCAACCGGCGTGTCTTACAACACCGTGAAAAAGGCGCGGAAGGTAATGCGAGATCAGGCGCGAGCATCAGAGGGGTTTACAACCGCGAGGGGTTCTGGCAATGTCAGCACAAATCGAGAATGTGTCTAGCGACCCGCGCCAGAGCTGCCCGGAAGGGATGTGCTCCGGGGTCCATACGGCGGCAAGCCCCAAAAGGGCCTCTGCGGCCGAATGGGAAAATGCACCCAAAAATTGGGTGGTGCTGCGGGTCTTGCCTCAAACCGAATTCCAGACCGCAACCGCGCTCAGGGCCAGCGGCTTCGCAGCGCTCGTGCCGTATGAACGGAAATTCCGGCGTTACGGTTCCCGGCGACGCCGTGTGCCGCGAGACTATCCGCTGTTCCCCCGCTATGTCTTCGCGGATATGCTCTCAGAGGCGAAATTAGCGTCGCTGACGGGGGTTTCCGGCGTGTCCGGTATACTGACAGCGGGCGGTAGAGTTTATCGCCTCAGCGGCCCGGAAATCGGCTGGATACGCAGCCTCGCCGAACGCTGCGATCAAATCGAGGGCATCAACCTGCACACCGCATTGCAGCGCGGACAATGGGCGCGAATCGCCGAAGGCCCGCTTTCCGGGTTGCTTGGCTACGTCGATGCCATCAGGGGCCAGCGCGCATCCATGCTGCTCGAAATGCTCGGCGTCTGGCGCAGCGTCGATGTCCCCCTCGCCGATCTGGAGGCCGCGTGATGCCACGTACCTACGCCCTCGACAAGCGCCTCGCCGAAGAGGCCGCAGCGAAGCAGCGCAGCGAAGCGCCAGAGCCACAGAAACTCACTCGAAGCGAAATCGCCAGAAAGGCCGCCAAGGCCCGATGGCAGAACCGGAGAAAGCGTGATGAAGAAATATCCTGAACACGATAGCCACAGTTCCTCGACGCAGGACAGCACCTACAAGGGCGACGGCTCGCCCGGCAAGCCGTATCGCTCCGGCGAGAACGTGCACAAGGGCGGCTCCGGATCGAAATCTTCCGGCAAGCAGGCTCCCGCCGCGCAGCCGAAGAAGGGGCCTTATTAAACGTTCTATAAGTAGTAAAAGTAGCAAATGCCAGCAGGTGCAAAGCCCGGAGAAAGGCGAGGTGGTCGGCAAAAGGGTACGCCGAATAAAAACACCTCGTTCCTGAGAGATATTGCACGCGAATACACCGAAGAAGCCGTCCAGGTGTTGGTTGATGCCATGAAGAACGGTGAAACCTTCGATATTCGCGCAAAAGCGGCAGACAAGCTGCTGGACCGCGGCTGGGGACGTCCCGCGCAATCGCACGAGCATACCGGCGCTGAGGGCGGCCCGATCGAAACCAAGATCAGCTTGAGCTTTGAGTAGGCAACTCGAAATCGAGATCAAGGCGCGGCGTCAGTTCGAGCCGTTGCTCACCACCGACAAGCGCTGGTCCATCGTTGTCGCCCATCGGCGCGCCGGGAAAACGGTGGCCTGCATTCAAAGGCTGATCAAATCGGCGCTGGAGTGCCGGAAGCGGGAGCCACGCTTTGCTTATGTAGCGCCGCTCTACAGCCAGGCCAAGGACGTTGCGTGGGAGTATCTGAAGCACTTCACGCAGCCGCTTGCCGCCTCGCCGAACGAAAGCGAACTGCGCGTCGATCTGCCGGACCAGATCGGCGACGCGCGCATCAGGCTTTACGGCGCAGACAACCCGGATCGGCTGCGTGGACTGTATTTCGACGGCGTGGTGCTGGACGAGTTTGCCGATATGCGCCCATCGGTCTGGGGCGAAGTGGTGCGCCCGATGCTGGCCGATCGCATGGGCTGGGCAACCTTTATCGGGACGCCGAAGGGGCACAACGAATTTCACGCGAAGTGGCTTGAGGCGGCCGATAATCCCGACTGGCTGCGCCAGATGCTCAAGGCTTCGGAAACCGGAATTCTGCCGCCAGAAGAATTGGAATCGGCGCGTCAGGCAATGAGCCAGGACCAGTACGACCAGGAATTCGAGTGCTCGTTCGAGGCGGCGATCCAAGGCGCTTACTTCGCTGTCCAGATGCGCAAGGCCCGCGAGAAAGGGCGCATTGGCAAGGTGCCGTTGGACCCGTCGCGCCCGGTCAACACGTTCTGGGATATCGGCAAGCGCGATTCCACGTCGATCTGGTTTCACCAGAACGCCGGCCAGATGCACCACCTCGTCGGTTACTACGAGAATGCGGGCGAAGGCGTCGAGCACTATGCGCGCTTCCTGAAGGACTACGCAGAGCGGCGCGGCTTTGTGTACGGCAAGCATTACGGGCCGCATGATCTGGACAACACGCACTGGTTGCTGCCGGGAGCAGAAGCCATTCAGGATGTTGCCCGGCGTGTCGGTATCGACTTCTACGTCGTGCCGCGCATCTCGAACAAGATGGATGCTATCGAGGCGGCGAGAAACTTCCTGTCGATGTGCTGGATTGACGAAGAGCACTGCAAGCAGGGCATCGAGTGCCTGGACAACTACCGCAAGGAATGGGATGACCAGCGCCGCACATGGAAGGCGAACCCGCGTCACGACTGGGCATCTCACGGCGCGGACGCCTTGCAGACCGGTGCTTGCGGCTTCACCCCTGATTACATCCCACCACCATCCGACCGCTATCAGCGGGCGCGGACGAGGTCGAGCGCATGGGCGGCATGATTGATAATCGTCTCGTAACAAGCGATCAGCGAGCGTTGGCGGAGAGGGTGTTCGATGCTGTCCGGACATGTGGCGTCGCCGTCGATTACGTGATTGGCCTTGAGCGCGAAGCGCTTGGGCTGGCCATACAACTGCCGTCAGGGCTTCGACGCGCCTATCGTGTGCAAACCAGAGATCGTGCACATGAAAAGGTGCTGGGCGATGTTAAGGCGTGGACGCAAAAAGAGCTTGAGCGCGACCAGGAGCGCATGAATGGCGCTGATTGATAGCATCGAGGAGAGCGACGAGCACCAGACCGCCGAGGCCGATCCGTTCCGCGACGATGAAGAACTGCTCGGCAAGCTCAAGCGCTGGGAACAGGAAGCGCGCAAGCACTGGTCGAAATGGCGCGAGGAAGCGCGTACCTGTTACGACTTCTTTGCCGGGCATCAGTGGTCGCAGGACGACAAGACGTCGCTGATCGAGCAGATGCGCCAGCCGGTGACGTTCAATCGCATCGGCCCGATGATCGACGCTGTGACCGGCGCTGAAATTCTCAACCGGCAGGAAGTGCGCTACCAGCCGCGCGAGCTTGGCGACGTGCAGGTCAATGAGCTGATCACGGCGGCCGATGAATGGGCGCGCGACCTTGCCGACACTGAAGATGAGGAAAGCGATGCGTTCTCCGATCTTGTGATCTGCGGGATGGGATGGACGGAAACGCGGATGGACTATTCCGAAAACCCGGAAGGCGTGATTGTCGACGATCGCATCGACCCGCTGGAGATGTGGACCGATCCGCAGGCGCGCAAACGCTGCCTGTCCGATGCCCGCTACCACATCCGCGCGCGGTGGCGGAACAAGGACGAGCTGCCAAAGAAATGGCGCGCCAAGCTGCCTGTCGGCGGCGGCACCGATGACCGCTACAGTACCGAAGACGTACAGTCCGGCTGGACCGGCCCGCGCGACGACTACCAGCGCGAAGAGCTTGGCGACAAGGACGCCGGCGTTGATCGCAGCCGTCAGGTCTGGGTACGGCACATACAATGGCGCGAGAAGGAGGCGGCATTTCGCATTGCCGATCCTCTGTCCGGGCAGCTTCGCACCGTCACGAAGCAGGAATCGCGGCAGATCGCCGAGATGTTCCTTGCCCAAGGGATGCGCCCGCCGCGCGCTGTCCAGATCGAGCAGGACCGCTATTTCGAGGCATTTCTCGCCGGCGGCGTGATCCTCGAAAAGCGTCCGATCGAAGCGAATGCGTTCACGTTCAAGGCGATTACGGGCAAGCGCGACCGCAATGCCGGGACCTGGTATGGCCTGGTGCGCGCGATGATTGACCCGCAGATGTGGGGCAACAAGTTCTTCGTTCAGATCATGCATATCCTGAACACTGCGGCGAAGGGCGGGATCATGTATGAGACGGGCGCATTCGCGAACCCGCGCAAGGCGCTTGAAGAATGGGCGCGTCCCGACTCGGCAATCGAGCTGTCTCAGAACGCGCTGATACAGGGCAAGGTCAAGGAGCGTGAGGCGCGCACCTATCCGCAGGGCCTTGACCGGCTGATGGAGTTCACGCTCAACAACCTGCCGCAGACATCCGGCGTGAACCTGGAGATGCTTGGCCTCGTCGATCGCGAGCAGCCGGGCGTGCTGGAGGTGCAGCGCAAGAAGTCGGGTTATGCGATCCTTGCCGTGTTCTTCGACAGCTTGCGCCGCTATCGCAAGGAGAAGGGGCGGCTGCGCCTGTACTACATCCAGAATTACATTTCCGATGGCCGCCTGATCCGCATCAAGGGCGAAGACGCGACGTCACGCTATGTGCCGCTGGTCAAGCAGGAAGGCACGGCGGAATACGATGTCGTCGTCGACGAAGCGCCGATGTCGCCGAACCAGAAGGAGGCGGTCTGGCAGATGCTGATGCAGATGATGCCGGTGCTGCAAAACCTTGATGTGCCGCCGGATGTCTGGGGCCTGATGCTTGAGCATTCGCCTCTGCCGTCGCATGTGTCCGGCAAGATCAGGCAGACGCTCCAGCAGGCCGCTGAGCAGCCTGAGCAGCCCGACCCGGAAGCGATGAAGGCGCAAGCCGAGGTGCAGCGTGACCAGCAACAGCACCAGATGAAGATGGCTGAAGGCCAACAGCAGATGCAGCAGCGGCGCGAAGAGCACGCGCTAAGCATGCGCCAGCAGCAGGCCGATCTTGCCGCCGAGCTTGTCAAGTCCGGCCTTGATATCGAGACGGCGCGGGAGAAGGCGGCGGCGGCGATCGCGCAGGCGCAGGCCACGCGCCGCGAGGTAAACCAACCCACGAGAGCGAACGGAAGAGCAGCAGCATGAGCATGAGCGACACGCAGATTCCCGATCCGACGCAGCCGGACGATTCGGCGCAGTGGGCAGAACTGCAAAACGAGCTGTCGGACGAGGATTTCGGCGACGCTGGCCAGCAGGGCTCCGATGCAGGCGGACAGGGCACTGACGCTGGCCAGCAGCGCGCTGACGCCGATCAGGACGGCGACAAGGGGCAGGACGAGCAAAAGCAGGCTCCAGTGCCCTACGAAGAGCTTGAGCGCCGTCACCGGCAGACCTCGGGCGCGTTGAAAGAGGCCCGCGAGCGCGAACGCCAGCTTCGCGACCAGATGTCGGGTATCACGCAGCTTGTCCAGCAGCTTCGCGACCAACGCCAGCAGCAGGCCGGAGAGCATGGCCAGCAGGCGCAGCAGCAGGAACAGCAGCCGCCGAGCCTCGAAGAAGACCCGATCGGCTATATCCAGTACATGGAGCAGAGCCTCAAGTCGCAGCTTGCCGAGCGCGACAAGGTCATCGACGAGCTTAAAGGCAACCACACGCAGACGGCTGAGCAGTTCGAGCAGGACCGCCAGATGCGTGCGCTGATGTCACAGGTGCAGACATCCGAGCAGGAGATCATGCAGAGCGCGCCGGACTATCCGCAGGCCTGCGACCACCTGGAGAATATCCGCCGCGGCGAGTTGCGGGCCATGTTCCCGGACAACAGCCCGCGCGCCGAAGCCTTTGCGCAGCAGCATGGCTATCAGTCGGCGGGCGATCTGCGCGAGGCGATGCTCAACAACGACCGCATTGCGGTTGCGCAGCATGCCGTGCAGATCGGCGTTCCGCCGGCACAGCTTTACTACGACCTTGCCGTGCAGCGCGGCTATCAGCGTCAGCAGCAGGGGCAGGCTGGACAACAGGGGCGGCCCGGAGAGAGGAACAGCCCACCAAACGCCGGCGCTCAAAACGGGGCAGCAGATCAGCAGGCCATGCAGCGCGCCAATGCGGCAATCGACGCAGCCCGGCGCGGCACCAAGGCATCACAGACCATTTCCGGCGGCGGTGGCCGCTCCGACAACCCGATGAACATCAGCGAGCTTGCCGATCTCTATCATGACGATCCCGAGGCGTTTGACCAGATGTGGGAGAAGATGGAACGCTCTGGCCAGCTTGGCTGACACGAGATCAGCTCAGCCTATGCGCGCCCGAAGGCCAAGGGCGCCAGATGGCAGAGCCTGAAGCCCATGCCGAGGCTATAAACCGGCACTGCTCTGTCGCGGGGCGAAAACCGCGGCTGACACCGTTCGCGTCCGGTGCCCATGACGCGCTGGTCTGCCGGGGACCGCAACCCCGCGCACTGCCTTGCTCCGGGGCGAAAACCGCAGAGCGCTCAATCCTTTTCTCGAAGCAACTGTCCCGTGACCGGGCGGCGTTCGCGCGCGCCTGGCGCGGGCACAAGTGAGGTATAACCATGTCTGACACAGTCTATGGCGTTAATGCGCCAGAGGCGGTTTGACTTCAGACCCCTAGTCCGGTAACGGATTAGTGTTAATCGGGTGAATTCAGGGGAAACCGAGAACCGGCAACCCTGAGCCAAGCAGTCTGAGATGAGCAAACCTCTACAGCCATGCAAAATTTGCGGGAAAACGCGTCAGGAGACCGACTTTCGGTATAGGCGACGCATCTGTAAATCTTGCGAAGACGCGCCGATGCGCCGCTGTTCTGGATGTGGAGAAGAGAAACCGAGAGCATCGTTTCATAAGAGTAGGGGCCTTACCGGCCTCAGAAACCTCTGCACCAAGTGCCGTTACAGCAAGGAGCGCGACGCTAATATCAGGAGCGCACGCCAACGGCATCTGAGGCTGCAAAGCATGGTGTTTGAGGCTTATGGACGAGTGTGCGCGTGCTGCGGCGAGCATCGGCGGTCGATGTTGACCATTGATCACATCGACAATGACGGCGCAGCACATCGTAAAGCCTTGACGGCCAGATACAAGGCTCACAAGTGGCGCGGCGCAAACCTCGGCGGCACGGCCGTTTATGCTGATCTTGTGAAGCGTGGGTTCCCGCAAGGATTTCAGGTCCTGTGCGCCAACTGCAACGCAAGCAAGGCTCGCAATGGCGGTGTCTGTGAACATCAGACTGAAGGTGCAACGACTATCCGCAACGGAGTAGACCGCAAGCGATTGGCGGTCGAAGCGCCCGACACCCTACGGGGTGATGATATAGTCTGCTCTGCATGGGAACATGCAGCAGTCTCTTCAGGAGGCGGGCGCGGAACTAGCGATCCGCGCTGAACACAAAGGAAACTATGGTCCCGCAAGCTTGCTCGGGAAGCGCTCAAGAAAACCTACATCAAGCGCTTCATGGGCAAGACCTCGTCCAGCATGATCATGCAGAAGGACGAGACCAACAAGGGACCCGGCGACCGCATCCGGTGCACGCTGCGCATGCAGCTCACCGGCGATGGCATCCAGGGCGACGGCACGCTGGAGGGCAACGAGGAGTCGCTCACCACGTTCACCGACGACTTGATCATCAACCAGCTTCGGCACGCAGTGCGTTCCGAAGGCAAGATGACCGAACAGCGGATTCCGTTCTCCATTCGCGCAGAGTCGATGGAGGGCCTGTCCGACTGGATGGCTGACAGGTGGGATACCTGGTTCTTCAACCAGGTCTGCGGCTACACCCCGCAGAGCGACACCCGCTTCACCGGTCATAATTCGGTGTCCGCGGCCACGCGCATCGTGCGCCCCGGTTCGGTGTCTGCTGACCAGAGCCTGACCACGTCTGATGTCTTTTCGCTCATCCTGATCGACAAGGCCGTGGAAGAGGCGAAAGTCACGACGACCGGTTCGAACCCGCCGCCGATTCGCCCAATCATGGTGGATGGCAAGCCGTACTTCGTCGCATTCCTGCACCCCTATCAGGTGACGGACCTGCGCACGAAGACGTCGTCGAGCACCTCGCACCCGGTCCTCTGGTACGACATCCAGCGGTCGGCAATCGAGGGCGGCCAGCGCCAGGGCAACCCGATCTTCAACGGGGCGCTGGGCGAGTACAACGGTGTGATCTTGCATGAGAGCACCCGCGTCACTCAGGGCGTCAACGGTTCGGACAGCTCGGCAGCGGTCACGACTGCCCGCCGCGCGGTTCTGTGCGGCGCTCAGGCGGCCGTCTGCGGCTTCGGTCAAGGTCACGACAAGTCGACCTATGACTGGTTTGAGCAGATGTTCGACTACGGAAACAAGCTTGGCGTGAAGGCGGGCTGCATCGCGGGTCTGAAGAAGTGCCAGTACGACAGTGCTGACTTCGGGGCCATCGTGATGTCGTCCTACGCCGCATCGCACGCGAGCTCGTAAGGAGGCTGACATGGCACAAGGAAGCACTGCACGTAAGCCTGTCGGCCAGCAGGTGGCGTATCTGAAGAAGGACATTACCTTCGCGGATGACGGCATCGAATTGACCGTTGGCACTATTCCCGCCAACTCGCTGATCCTGAAGCCTTTGTCGGGCATGGATACGCAGGTGGCATTCAACGCCGGGACCTCTGCGGTTGTCGACATTGGCGATGACAGCGACCCGAACCTTTACGGCACAGCCCTCGATGTCAGCGGCATCGGATTCGATGCACTGGACGAAGCGGTGAGTCTGAAGGTGTCTGAAGATACGACGATCACTGCAACACTGACGCTGACTGGGACCGCTGCAACAGCCGGTCAGGGCACAGTGGTGATTGCGTACATCACGGACCAGGAAGGATCGTAGTGGCAAAAGTCTTCCACTATGAGGGAGCGGCCCCGGCGCAAGCTGGGGCCGATGCCCGCTATGTCATGATCGGCATGCCGGTGTTTGAGAAACCGTTCACATGCGTGATGCATTCGATGATCGCGACGGCGGACACCTTGGCTCGTAGCGGCATCAGATATTGCACGCACATCCTGCACGGATGCTGCGATGTCAATGATGCGCGCAACATCATCATTCGCGACTTTCTCGAAACCGAATGCACCGACCTTTTGTTCGCTGACGCGGACCTGCGTTGGTCACCTCGCGATGTATTGAAGGTGCTCGACCTGCCCGGCGACATTGTTGCTGGCGTGTACCCTTACAAGAATGATAGCGGCGGCTATCCATTCAACCCGCCAACCGAAGGCACGCACCAGAATGAGCATGGCTTGTTTGAAATGCCGAAGGCGGCAACGGGATTCATGCGCATCCGCCGCGAGGTCCTGGAGACGCTTGCTGAAAAGGAGCGCGTGACAGGGCGTTACAACTGGCAATTTGGCGCGGATGGCACTGGCGGCTTTGGGCGCGAAGCGGTGCCGCGCATCGTCAAGCGCGCGTTTCTGGACGAGCTTGATATAGGCCCGGAGGTCGATCCTGGGGCCGGGCAGAATTATCATTCGGGCGATTACGTTCTATGTCTGAAGGCGCGCGCCGCTGGCTACAAGGTGTTCGTTGATCCGGAAATCGCATTCGGGCATGCCGGCGAGAAGATATGGTTCGGGCAATTTGCGAGCCAGTTGCGTGAGCAGCAGGGCATTGATCACCCCGCTTTTGCAAAGGCGGTTTCCGATCTTCGCGACGGCGCAGCGAGCATTGAGGTGTTTCGACAACTCGCGGCCACCTACACGCCGCCCGAATGGGCGCTGACTCCAGAAGCGCTGGAGACGCTGTGGCACACCGTGCGAGAGGCCGAAGGTGATGTGCTGGAGGCTGGTTCGGGGCTGTCATCGCTCGTGATTGCGCTCGCACTAGAGGGTACGGACCGCGCTGTGCATGTGCTGGAGCACGACTGGCTCTACCATCAGCGCACGGAATCTCTGCTTACTCGCAACCGGATTTCTGGTGTTCATCTCTACTACGCGCCACTGATGCCGCATGGTGAGGCCGGCCTGTGGTATGGCGTTGATCCTGATGATATGCCCGATGGTTTCGGTGTCGCTATCGTTGACGGTCCGCCACATGCCTACGGCGGACGGGCCGGTGTGCTGCATCTGCTGGGTGAAAAGCTCAAGGATGCTGTGCTCGTCATAGACGATGCCTATCACGACCCCGTACAGGCGCTTCTTGGGGCGGTGAAGGAGCGGGGTTACCGGCTCAAAGTTGTCGAGTGCGACCGGCCCTTCGCCATTGCGCGCCCGAAATCGCAGATCAAGGCGGTGGCGGCTGAATGACCACGCTCAAGACCATGCGCGACCGGATCTACGACGAGACGCTGCGCAGCGATCTGTCCGTGAATCAGGTCAACGGCAAGATCAACGACGCGATCCGCCTGTGGGAAGGCCAGCGCTTCCACTTCAACGAAAAGCGCTACCTGATCCTGACGGTGGCAGAGCAGGAATACTACGACCTGAACGGAGCGGGCCTGTTGCAGCCGGACGGATCGGCGACGGGCACGGGTGAAGAGGTGCTGGAGATCGACTCCATCACGAACACGATCAACCAGTGGCCCTATCCGCTGTGCGCGCGCACGCAGCAATGGATGGATTACTGGTCGACGCAGCCGGAGCAGTATATCGGCCAGCCGGACAGCTACGCGCTGTATGACGGGCAGATCAGGCTTTACCCGATCCCCGACAGCGCCGGCCCGGAGAGCGGCGGGGCCTATCCGATCCGCATTTCGTGCCTGGCGCGGCTTTCGCCCAACCCCCTCAGCGAGGATGACGACACGAACGCCTGGCTCAGTGACGGCGAAATCCTGATCCGGGAGCAGTCGAAGATGCTGATCTACGCCGATCTCGTGGGCAGCGATCCGGAATCGCAGACCATGGCGCAACGCAATGTCGACATGGCCTATGCGAACCTCGCGCGGCGCAATTCGGCGCGGGCGAATACCGGACAAATCAGGGCGTGGCAGCTTTGAATGGCCGATCCGCAGTTCGTGAAATTCTCGGAATGGACGCCGGACGCAGCGGATCGTGAAAGCGGTCTGACGGAGGCGAAAGGCGTCGTCGCGCGCGCTGGAAGCTATGCGCCGCTATCCTCGCCTGTGCAGGTCGAAAGCGGCGGCACGCCAGCCGCGCTGGACGGCGAATGCCTCGGGGCCGCGCAGTTCTGGGATGGTGATGCATCGGTGCCGTTCGCGGGCGATGCGTCCAAGCTCTACCGGCTCGTGTCGTCGGCGGTGAGCGATATCAGCAAGGCTGGCGGCTACAGCCTCACTGACGACGAGGTCTGGGATTTCGCGCAGTTCGGCGACAACGTGGTGGCTGCATCGGCAAACGAGGCCCCGCAGCGCTACGTGCTCGGCACGTCGACGGAGTTTGCAGACCTTGCCGGATCGCCGCCGAACGCGCGCTGTGTCGGGCGCATAGGCGACCACCTGTTCCTCGGGCACGACAGCACGGTTACATGGTCGGCGTTCAACAACATCACGGACTGGGCGGCCGATCCGGGCACGCAGGCAGGCAAGCAAGAGCTTGACCAGGCGGGCGGGCGCGTCATGGCGATTGTTGGCGGGCTGATCCCCTCGGCAATCTTCCAGGAGCGCCAGATCAGGCGCGTGCTGTTCACCGGCGGCTCGACGATCTGGGATTTCGGGCAGGAGGCGGCGGAGACGCGGCGCGGGGCGCTGGCAACGCATGCCGTTGTGCAGGTCGGGCGGCTGATCTTCTATGCCTCGGAAGAAGGTTTCTACGTCTGGGATGGCCAGCAGAGCATCCCGATTGGCGAGAACAAGGTCGACCGCTACTTTCTCGGCAACCTGAACTATCCGCAGCGCCACCGGATTTCAGCGGCCTATGACAGCGTCAACAAGTCGGTGGTGTTCGGCTATCCGGCAGGATCGGCGACGCAGCCATCTGAGCAGTTGATCTACTCGCTCACCGACCGGAAATGGACGCGCGACGATGTGCCGATGCAGTTCCTGCTCGGGTTGCCGCAACCGGGCTTCACGCTGGAGACGCTGAACCAGTTCTTCGGGTCCACGAACCTCGATAGCTGGGATTTGTCGCTCGACAGCCCGCAATTGCGTGAGGGCGCTTCGCTGCTGGCCGGCGTGGACGACGAGAACACTTTCGCGCTGTTCTCCGGCGACGCGCGCCAGGCGACGATCGACACGATCGAGACGGAGTTGATGCCGGGCCGTCGCGGGCGTGTGACGCAACTCTGGCCGGTGGTGGATGTGCAGCAGGTCGCGAATGTGACGGCGCGTGTCGGGACGCGCTCACGGCCAGGCGAGGGCGTCTCGTTCGGGCCGGATACCGTGATGAACGTGGCCGGGTTCTGCCCGGTGCGTGCCGATGACCGCTTCTTGCGCGCGCGCGTTCGCATCGCGGCTGGCGCGGACTGGCGGAGAGCCGAGGGCGTGCATTTCACCGGGCGTCTGAGCGGGCGGATCAGCAGGTAGATGGCTGGCCCGACGAAGCAATGGCCGCGGCCACCGAGCGACAATCCGCGTGACCTATATCTGTGGGCACAGCAGTTCACCGACCTGCTGACGCAGCGCTGGGGGCCGCTATCTGAGATCGTCGAGGAAGTGACGCCGCGCAATCTCGGGGTGGCGATCACGGGTGTATCCGATCTTGCCGCGTTCCTGCGCATTCCTGAGGAGATCGGCGCGGCCATCTCTGGGGTCGGCGCTCTTACCGGCGACATTGAGGAGACAGAGCAGCTTGGTGTTACGATTTCCGGCGCTGGCGCGCTGACAGGCAATATCGTGCTCGCCTTCGATGTTGGCGCGGCCATCTCCGGCGCTGGCGCGCTGACAGGCGACATCGAGGAAACCGAAGAGCTTGCCGCTGCGATTTCGGGCGCAAGTGCGCTCACGGGCGGCGTCGAGCAGACGCATGAGCTTGGTGCAGCGGTGTCAGGAGCGGGGAATTTTACAGCCAATATAGAAGACAGCCTGAACAGTCTTTCGGAGCAGGCGTCTGCCACAAGCACGGCGGCGACGATCACTGTACCAGCGAGTGTTGTGGCTGGCGATATATTGGTGCTTGCGGATCGCGCGGTGGGCGGCGGCGCACCATCGAAAGTGATCCCGTCCGGGTTCACAGAAATTGCCGACAACCTGAGAAACGAGACGCGCCTGATCACGAGCTACAAGCTTGCTGACGGCACTGAAGCAGGCAACTCGATCACGGGAATGAACTCGAACACGAACACGAAATGCTTGTATGTGTTCCGTGGAAACATTTCAGTCGTAGGCCTTGCATTAAAGTCGGTCGATCAAGAGGACACTAACGGCACGCCGTCAACGCAGACCGTGACGTCCGGTTCTGGCGCGACGCCGTTGGTCGTGATGGGCGCTTACTGCACTTTTGATGATCGCACGGGCGGCATTGATCCGCGGGGCTTTTCACCCGCCAAGGATGGCGAAATAAATTCCACGACGGAGCTTTATCTTGCTTACAAAATATACAATTCGTCACCGGCCAACGTGGATGTCAGCATGGGCGATGAGGGATTCCGGAACATCTTGCACAGCTGGTATCTGGAGGCGTCCTAGGGTTTGGCGCTCAAAAACACCGGCTCTTCGACAAGGCGGAAGCGGCGTGTTTCATCTGCGGTGAACCACAGCGTCTGCGTGGTGAACCCGGCGACGCCTAGCCGTTCGGTCATGTCGAGACCGTAGAGACGTTTGTGGTCGCGCCCGCAAACTGCTTCGACTTCGCGGATCGGCATATCGGCAGGTGGCTCCCATGTCCGGGGCCGGGCATTCTTGATCGGGACGGTGAAAATGGCCTTGCCGCCCGGCTTCAAGACACGGGCGCATTCTGCCATGGCCTTGCTGTCCTCGGGGACATGCTCAAGCACATGATTGCAGATCAGAACGTCGAAGTGATCATCGGGAAAGTCGATGGCCGTGATGTCAACGCGCGCGTTGGCATTGCGCCGCCTGATGACGTCGCCGCCGACATAGCCTTCCTGATGGCGCAGGCGGCGGAACAGCCACCACTCCGGCGCGAAATGCAGGATGCGCTTGCCCGACAGGCCGATGGCGTGGCGCTGGAGGATAAGCGCAATCTGGCGGTCCCGAGGGCGTGAGGCGCAGTTCGGGCAGCGGTATTCGCGCTGGCGGTTGCGGGACGCAGACACGAACAGCCCCTGATAGCCGCAGCAAGAACACTCCCGGCGCTGCCGTGGCTGGAAGAACTGAACGGGATCGCGCCAAGCGCCGCGCGTCCACTCCTTGCACTGGATTGCCAAGCTCATGAGCCGTCCCTTTTTGTTACGCGAAACGCGTATCTGATGCGCAAGAGAGGATAAAATATGGCAGACATACCCGACGCAATCAGAAATGAGATCGTCGACTGGATAATTGGCAAGGCGAACCCGACGCCCACTAGCGGCACGCGATATCTCGCGCTGTTCAATGGCGATCCGCAAGGCGCGGGCAGCGAAGTCACCACGACGATCCGCCCGGCCGGGCGCGTCGATCTCACCACGGCGATGGAAGCGGCTGGCGCCACGACGCAAGGGCAGGCCGCGAACACTTCGGAAGTGGATTTCGGCAACGCCGATGCCGGGGCGACCGTCTCGCACATCGCGATCTATTCGGCATCTTCCGGCGGCACGCTGCTGGCCTCAGACGCGCTGTCAGGCGGCACGCAGACAATCACGGCAGGCAATCCGGTCAAGGTGCCGGTCGGCGATCTGACGGTTGCCATCACCTGATGGAAGGTCTCAGCCTTCAGCCGATCCCGGCTGAGCATGTCGATCGGGTCTGGCCGGGCGTCGCGCACTGGATCGAACGGCTGAACGCCAGGCGCGAACCGTGGTGGCGCATGCCCGATCCGCAACGCGCCTGCCGGGAATGTGACGCGCAGCTATGGCTGATCTGGGACAGCGACAAGAAGCATCCGCGCGGCTGCGTCGTGACGCAGATCACCAATGACGGCGCGCGCGTTGCCGAAGTCCCGCTCGTCGCCGGTGACGGCATGAAGGACTGGCTTTACCTGCTGGATGATCTGGAGCATTGGGCGCGCGGCGAAGGCTGCGTTGCCCTGATCGGCTGGGCGCGCGCGGGCTGGGCGCGGGTGCTGAAGGATAGGGGCTGGCGTGAGCGCACGCGATTGATTGAGAGACGGCTATGAGCTCAAAGCAGAAGACGAAATCGAAATCCGACCCGTGGGGGCCAGCGCAGGCCGGGCTGAAAGACGTCCTGTCCGGCGCGGAACAGTGGGGCGCAGACTGGCAGAATCGCCCGATTTACCAGGACTCCACGGTACAAGGATTTGACCCGGCGCAAACGCAGGCGCTGGGCGGCATAGAAAGCCGGGCACAGCAAGGATCTCCGCTGCTCGATCAATCGCAAGGCTATATCGGCGACGTGCTGTCCGGGCAATATCTCGAAGAAGGCAACCCGCATTTCGGGCGTCTTTCCGAGGCGATACGCCGTCAGGTCATGCCGGGCGTCAACCAGACCTTCTCCGCGGCCGGGAGAACCGGCGCGCCCGCGCATCAGTACCACCTCACCAAGGCGCTTGGCGATGCCATCGCCCCGATTGCCTACCAGGACTATGTGGCGCAGCAATCGCGCATGGATCAGGCCGCGCAGTTCGCACCGCATCTCGCACGGGAAGATTACTTCGACCTCGACAGGCTCTATGCCGCGGGCGGAGCGCGTCAGCAGCAGGGCCAGGCGGAGCTATCCGATGAAGTGCGCCGCTTCTACGAGGAGCAGAACCGGCCACTGAAGGCGTTACAGGAGCAGGCTGGGCTGACGGTGCCGATTGCCGGGCTGGGCGGCACGCAGACCTCGACGACCAGCCAGAGCGCCAACCCGCTGACCACTGCGATCGGTGCGGGCATGACCGGGGCGTCGATGTTTACCGGCATGCCGATGGGGCCGATGATGGGCGGCATGATGGGAGGCAGCGCGGCGAGCGGCGTCCTTGGTCCGTGGCAAACGAGCATCCGGCCTTACTGATGAGCAGTCTCGCGCAAGCCGTCGAATGGGCCGAGTCACGCGGCAATCCGCGCGCATTGTCGCCGAAGGGCGCGATGGGGCTGATGCAGCTCATGCCGGGCACTGCGCGCGATCCCGGCTTCGGCGTGCAGGGCACGGACGACCCGTGGAACCCGGACGAAAACCGCCGCGTCGGACGCGCCTATCTCGACGCCATGCTCAAGCGCTATGACGGCGACCAGAAGGCGGCATTGGCCGCTTACAATTGGGGACCAGGCAATGTTGATAAATGGATTGCCGGCGGGCGCGACCCGTCTCGCTTGCCGGACGAAACGCGCAACTACATCGCATCGGTAACGGCGCACGCGGGACAGGAGATACCGACGCCGGGCCAAAGCCAGCCGCAGACATCAGGAGATCAGCGGATGCCACAGTTCAAGCCGCCCATAATGGCGCCGGGCATGATGCCGACGCCGATGCAAAGCGGCCTCGCCTCGGGCAATGTCGCGGCCATGATTCCGCAACAACAGCCGGGCGGGCCGCTCAGCGCCGCCATGGCGCAACCGCAGCCGCCACAAGCGCAACCGATGGGCAACCCGCCAACGGGCGGCGAGCAGGACGGCAACTACTTCACGCGGCTGTTCTCCGATCCCGGCTTCATGCAGGGCCTGACGGTGCTGGGCGAGGGGCTGTCCGGCGCGTCGCTGGGAACGGCGCTGGGCCGCTCGCAGGCCATCAGGGGCAGCATGACGAAGCAGCGAGAGGAGGAAGAGCGTCGCAGGAAATGGGCGCAGATGTTCTCCGGCCAGGGCGAGACGCCGCCGGTTCTGCGCGGCCTGCCAGCGGAGACTGTTGAGGCGATCAGGATGATGGGGCCGGAAGACGGGCGCAAGGTGCTCGGGCAGTTGCTGTTACAGCAATCGAAGCCGCAAGGGCCGCTTTCGGTGAAGCAGGGCGAGACGCTGCTTGATCCGAAAACCTATCAGCCGATCTATCAGGGCCAGAGCGCCGCCGAGCTTGAGGGCGCGAAGGTGAAGGCGCGCGAGGAAGCCAAGGTTCAGGTCGCGCAACCGCAGGCGCGCAAGGCCGTCACCGATGCCGAGCAGAATATGGACCGGCTTGCACGCGAGGCGACGGAACTGCTGGAAGACCCAAATCTCGACTGGGCGGTGGGGCCACTGCAAGGCAAATACATCCCGACCGTCAGCAAGGGCGTCTCGAATTTTGACGCAAAACTGGACACGCTCAAATCCCAGATCGCCTTTTCCGTCTTGCAAGCCATGCGCGATGCATCGAAAACCGGCGGCGCGCTTGGACAAGTCAGCGAGCGCGAGCTTGACTTGCTGCAGAATAACCTCGCCACGTTGGACCAGGCGCAGGGCGAGGGGCAATTCCGCGAGAGCCTGCGCAAGATCATGCAGTACGCGCAAGGCGCGAAGCAGCGTATTCGCCAAGGCTACGCCGCGACCTACGGGCAGGCGGAGACGGGAAGCCGCCAGCGGTATCGCTACAACCCGGAAACCGGTGAGCTCGAATAATGCCGATCGAAGTCGAATCGCCTGACGGCGCTATCGTCGAGTTTCCAGACGGCACGCCGCCGGAGACGATCAAGCAGGTCATGCGTCGCCAATTTGGCGGACCAGGCAGCCCCGCAGAAGCTGACGTGGCTCCGCCTCTTATCATAGCCGGGCCGGACGGTGGAGAGCGAATTATTCAATCGCCGGAAGATCAGCGCGCGTATTTTGATGATCGCCGCCAGCGCGTCGAGGCCAGAAGGGTGGCCAATAAGGAATGGCTGCAAGATCGAGGCGTTGCGGAGCGCGCGTCCGATTTCGGGACATTCATGGCATCGGCACCTGTGCGCACGTTCACGCGCGGCAAGTACGGAATTGGCGACGTGGTGCCGGGAGAAACGGGCGACCGGCTGACGGAAGCAGAAATAGATTTCATTCGCGCGAATCGCGACGAACTCGAAACTGTCGCGGCTGCCGGAGAAGTGGCGCTTGGCATCCCAGCCCTGGAGCAACTTGGAGCGCCAGCGCGCGGCATTTCTGCAACGCTTCGCACCGTCCGCCCGAAACTGGATGATCGCCTCTCGGCAACGCGCCGCGCAATCCTGAACAAGGCAGATGAGCGGCTGAAAGACACCAAGGCTTTCGAGGATCTGGGCGTCAAGCCATTCGGTCCGTCTTTGGCAGACAAGGGCAGCGCGCGCTTTGCCCGCACGGTAGAGGAATTGCCGATTGTTGGGCGCACCGTGAAGGGGCCCAAAAGTGCTGTCGAGGAAGCGCTGAAATCAACGCAAGGACGCATCGTCTCTGAACTCGGCGCGCCCGCGAGTGATGAAGGGGCCGGACTTGTCGTCCAGCGTGGCCTTGATCGTTTTCGATCGTCGAAGCTTCCTGAAATGGAGCCGGATCAGTTGCGCCGCATCGGTGTGCAGCCAGATCGTGCCCCGTCACGAAGGTCGGGTGACGATCTCATCATCTCTCCTGAGCGTTTTTCGACGCAATCTATGACGCCACAGCAGTTGCGACAGGCAGCACGTGCCGATGTCAGCTTCCCCACAACCACCCGGCGCAGCGTCGACGAACTAAGCATGAAGGAATTGAGCAACATCATCATGCGTCCGGCACGGGATACGTCTCTTGCGACGAAGCAGGAGGCTTTATACGCGCGCGCACACAAGATGCTTCCTGCCCTGTTCAAGCGGGATGCGACGCGAGATTCTGGACAATTCGCAACACGTGAAGCCAAGCGCGTGCTGGATGGCATGCTCAAGGCGGAGCAGTCGGCAAAAATCAGCGGCGGGGTGTTGACCGGACGTTTCGGGCAGATGGTCGAATCGCTACGCGACCCGCGCTCGACGTGGAACATCGACACGTTGAGGTCGGCCAGAACGGAAGTGGGCCGCGCCTTGCGCGGCGAAAAAATCGGTGAAGTAACGCTCGGGCGCACCGAACTCAAGCAGCTATATGGGGCGCTCTCTCGCGATCTTGAGCGCATGTATGTCGGCATCGCTGCGCGTGCGCGGGAGCGGACGCGGCTGCCAATGACAGACAAGAGACGCGTTTCGCCGGATGTTGCCGACAAGGCCGATCGAGCGTTGCGCAGTTTCCGGCAAGCGGACAAATACTTCCGCGAAAGCAATGCCCGTATGGACCGGGTACTTAATATTGTCGGGGCAAAGAGCTTCGAGGAGGCAGCCCGGCGGCTTGGACGGTATCTCCGAGAAAACACGCAGGACATTGAGACGCTGCGCACGATCAAGCGATCTTTGCGCCCGGAAGAGTGGCGTCAGCTTAGCGGCTATGTGATTTCCAAGCTCGGCACTGGAAGGGCCGGATCAAAAGAAGCCGAAGACATTTTCAACGTGGCGCATTGGGCGACCGATTGGAACAAGATCGGACCATCCGGCAAGCAGCTTCTGATGGATGGCCTTGATCCGAAATTGCGTCAGTCGCTGGACAATCTGGCGCGCGTCGTCGAGCGCATGAAATTCTACGAGAGCACAACGAATTATTCCGGCACGGCCTACAGTCTGACGGGCATTCTCGGCGGAGCGTCGCTGTTCACACCAGGCGCGGTGGTCGCGCTCATTGCCAATGTTGGCGGCATGGCGGCCGTTGGCAAGATGATGACGTCGCGTGCGTATGTGAACTGGCTTAATCGCGCCTATCAACTCGAACTCATGGGGGCATCGTCAAACCAGATGGCAGCGCATCTACGCGACCTTGCGGCGATCGCGGCAAAAGACATCGACCTTGGACATCATGTGTTGCGCGCCATTGGCTCTCTGGAGCAATCAGCGACGGCACAGGAGCCAGAGCCCGGCCAGCAGGCCCAGCCAGTGCCAGCCGTATCCTTTCAGGATCAGACCGTAGCTGAACCACGCTAAACAGCTCGTCATGATGATAAACGCCAGGCGATTGAAGGTGCGGTCGCTTATGACCTTGCGGCGATAGCGAACGACGGTCGCGCTGACGGCTCGCAGGCGGCGCGAAAACGGATCGTGCCACACTCCGTCTTCCTGCTCGAAATCTATCGGCTCTCGCGTCGGCACATCGCCTCACATAAGCAGCCAGAAACGAAGAAACGCACCATGCAGGGCAATCAGCCCCGCACCAACGGCAACGCTCAGGGGTGACATCCCGCCCCCTGACGCGTCGATCAGCATGACCGCGAGGATGGCAAGAATGTTCACGGCAACGATAGAGCGCACAATCATCGGAGTTTGATTCCCCATGCTTTCATTCGCTCCCCCAGTACCACAACGCAGGCCAGAAGGCGATTATTCGCTAGAAGCGCTTGTAAATCAGCAACGTGAGCGCGAAGCAGCCGCCGCCTTGGCGCAAGGGGAGGCGGCCAAGCTGGCAGAACAGCGCCGAATGCGCGAATTGGAGATGGAGGCCGCGCAGCGTGAAGAGGCGACAAGTCCATACGAACAAGCTCGCCAGATCGCACTGTTTGGCGTGCCATCTGCGCTGGGATTAGGGTTCGGGGCGTATGAAGGGCATTCGATAAACCGTGGCAAGACTGCGGAGCTTGGTGACTTGGCGCAATCTGTTCGCGAGGGCGATGTCAGCCGCGCAGATGCATCCATGGCGGCCCGCCGGCGCGGGCTGGCCAGCCGGTTCGGCCCCTTGGCGGGCGGACTCACCCTTGCCGCGCTGGGCGTCGGGCAGAGAGCCATTGCACCAGAGTTGACCGATAATCCGATCGGGCAGGACGTGATCCGCGGGCTTGGCAGCCTTGAGGCCGGGGTTGGCACCGGACTGGCGCTGCAACAGGCATTCCGGCCACCGGGTGAGGCAAAGGACATCGCAACAGTATTGGGCGGCGAGGCCGGACAGCGGCAACCGTCTCAGACGGCTCCAGCCGCCTCACGAGCGCCCGAAGCGCCTCGCCAGCCCCGCACGCACAGTGAGAAGCTGAAGGCCGCTGTGCGCGCTGCTGGCGGGCCTGACGTGCGCACCAAGGCCGATGCGCAGTCGTGGCTCGACAAGAACGTCACCGACGCCAATCGCGGGGCTGTGGGGCGCGCTCTCGGGGTGGCGCCTGGCCGGAACTTCACGCAGCGGCTCTCCCGGACGATCAAGGACCTCGCCTCGCGTCCTGGCATGGCGCTTGTCGCACCGCTCGGCGCGGCGGCTGTTGCCTACGACGCGGCGCGCTCAGGGGCAGAGGCAGGCAACGAGGAGATGTCCCCGACAACCGGGCTGGGCGAGGCCGCGATTGCCGGCGGGGCCACGGCTGGCGGCGTCTACGGCGCGGATCGCGCGCTTGACTGGGCGCAGCGGCATTTCCCGAAAGCCATGCGCGTCGGCGGGCGGCTGGCGGGGCCGCTCGGCTTCGGCCTGCTTGGCTATGACGCCTATCGCACATTCCAGGACGCGGACATAGACCCCGGTCAGAAACAGCCGACCACGGGCGATATCCGCGGTGCCTACCGGCGGCAGATGGGCTACGAGTGAAGGACCAGACATGGCGGAAGCAAACGACCTCGAAACGACCGACGACGACAACATTGACCGCTTTCCGGAAGGAATGCTCGGTTCCGACGTGAACGACTCGGCGCGGGCGCTGGAAGGCATTCTCGCGCGCTGGCACAAGGACACCAACGGGTCGCTGGTCACGACGGGATCATCGAATGCCTACACCGTCAGCCCGAACCGCACGATCAGCGCCTATTACGACGGACTGATGCTGGTTGCGGAGATCAACCACAACAACACCGGGACGGCGACGCTGGATGCCGGGCCGGGCGCGCGCGCGATCCGCCTGCCAGATGGCACGGCGCTGATCGGCGGGGAGATGAAGACGGGCGCGAAGGCGATCTTCATCTTCGATAACGACAATAACTACTGGCAACTCGTCGCCGGGTCGATGCTCGGGCGCAATATCGACATCACCAATGTCACGGCGCTGACAGCACCGGCGGTGGCCGATGAGGCGCTGCTGTACGACGCCGATGCCGAGGCAAACCGGAAGATCACGCTCGCCAACCTCATGAAGGTGATCAACGCGCTGACGGCGGAAACCGCCCCGGCCACGGATGACGTGCTCGCGCTGTATGACACTTCTGGCAGCGCCACGGACAAGATCACGCTGGCGAACCTGCTGAAGGTCATTAATGCCCTGACAGAGGATACGACGCCGGACCTCTCTGCCGATTTCGTGTTGTCCTACGACACGGATGCGAGCGCAGTCAAAAAAGTGAAGCCGGAAAAGTTTGTCGAAGGTGTTGTTTCGGTTGAAAACGAAAGTCTTTCACAAAGTGGCTACGTTGAACTTTCAAACGGTCTGATTATCCAGTGGGGTCGCACTTCTATTACTGGATCAACAACAAGCGTTTCATTCCCTACGTCATTTCCCACAGCTTGTTTTACTGTTACAGCGACGCAAGAAAGTAGCGGGTCGACCACTGAAGGGCCTTCGATCAAAGACGTCACGACAACGGGTTTCGGCTTCACAAGGGGCGGAACGGCACCAACGCATGTCCGCTGGATTGCCATCGGCAATTAGTAAGGAGCACCCCACATGGCGATTAGCTACGCGGCGACGCATAAGGGCTACCGCAACCTTTGGGAAAAGGCGCGGATCCGCCCGGAGAAGGCCGCAACCGTGCGCCGCGTGGCACAACGCATTGCCGGACTGCGCTCGCGCTATGAGCCGGTCGCGAGCGTTACAGGTGTGCCGTGGTACGTCATTGCGATCATTCATCAACTCGAAAGCGGCGGAAACTTCAACACGCATCTGCACAACGGCGATCCGCTCACCGCACGCACCAGGCGCGTCCCGGCCGGGCGTCCGCGCTCAGGGTCGCCACCGTTCACATGGACCGCAAGCGCCGTCGATGCGCTGCGCTACATGGGCCTGCACAAGGTGCAGACGTGGGAGCTTCCCCGCGTCCTGTACGAACTGGAGCGTTATAACGGGCAGGGCTATTTCTACAAGGGCATCAACTCCCCGTACCTGTGGAGCATGACCAACCTCTACACGCGGGGCAAATACGTCGCGGACGGGCGCTACAGCGCAACTGCGGTATCCGGGCAGGTCGGCGCGGCTGCCATCCTGAAGGAGCTTATCGCTATGAGTGAAATCGAAACCGAAGCCGAAACGGAAGATCACATGGCTGAGTTGAAATCGGAAATTGAACCGTTCGCGCATATCGCGCCCACGGTTGTCACCATGATCGGCGGCACGCATGCCAGCTTCGCCGTCAAGGCGCTAGCAGAAGCCTTCGAGGAGCCTGATGCCGATGTCGAGAAGGTGCGCGCCAAGATCGCCGGGCTGCCATTCTCAGGCATCCTGGACGCGCTGGCGAAGGCAGAGGACCTGCTGACGCGTGCCATCCCGGCGGAGCCGCCCGCGCGCGCACCAGTGGATCCGGGAGCGCCGCCGGAGCCAGCGCCAAAGCCGCCGGTCAGCGAAAAGCCGGAGCCGGGCGCGATCGACAAGCTGTTCCCGTTCTCCGACAAGCTCACGGGCTGGAAAACCGTGCTCGGCGCAGTGATCTTCGTGGCGCTGCAAGTCGCGCCGGTATTTGGCGTGCCGATTTCAGGAGAGATTGTGACAGTCGGCGAATGGCTTGCCGGACTTCTTGCAGGCACCGGCTTGATCGCCAAGATCGAACGGTATGCGAACGCCTTCAGGAAGGCGCTTGAGGGCGCAAGGGCATAACGTCAACCCGAACGCCTGGGCGAAAGGCCCCGATATGCAATGCCGAACAGCAAAGCAGTGAATCATGACAAACGGGGCAGAACACCGGATCACACGGCAGGACCTCGATGCGCTCAAAAGCGAGATCATCGCGCTGGAGCGCCACTGGATACAGGAACATCACGAGCTGGCGAAAAGGCTGCTCAGGCTGGAGCTGTATCACGAGACGGAATTGCCCCGGCTGCAAGAGATCGAGAAGGACCGCAAGAGGCTCGGTCTGGCGGGCTGGGGTGTAGCGTTCGCGGTTGGCGGCACGCTACTGAACGTCGCGCGTCAGCTCCTGATGGGATGATGCAGACCTGCGCCCCGGAAATCCTGTTCTATGGCGGGCTGGCGCTGCTTGCCCTCGGGGTGGCGCTGACCGTATTCGATCTCGTGTCGTGGGTCTGGTGAGGGGCGTTTCTGTGCCCGTTTCTGTGCCACATGCGGTTTGCTGAAATCTGAAATCGTTGGTGAGCTTGGTCGGAGTGGCAGGATTCGAACCTGCGACCCCCTCGTCCCGAACGAGGCGTCATGCCTCGTCATCAGATATTTTTCGTTGCAAATCAACGATTTTCATTTCCGACACATCCCGAACGTTCCGCTTTGTTCCGGGTGTTTCTGTGCCGAAACGTTGCCATGGCCGGAACGCGCCGCGCGCCTGTTCCATGTGGTCGGGATGGTGGTGGCCATAGACGTCACGCAAGGTCTGCTCCGTCATCCCGAGATAGCCAGCCGCTTCCCAGATCGGAACGCCGGCCTGCATCATCCACGTCGCCGCGGTGTGGCGCAGCACATGCGGGGTGACATCCTCGCTCAAACCGGCATCGCGCGCGGCACGGGCGAAAGCCTTGCGCACCGATCGCACCGGTCGTCCATTCCATTCCACTGCGAAGGTCTGCCCTATTGCCCGCCAGCGCCTGAGATGCGCCAGCAGCCCGTCCGGCAGCGGCACCGGCGGCCTGCGCTTCTTCGTCTCCCTCGCCCCCTGCGGCCTGCGGTAGAATACCCCTCCCTCCAGGTCGATCCAGCCATATCCCTCCAGCGGCTCGAACGACGCCGAGCAGACCGATCCGGCCCGCGTGCCGGTATAAAGCGCGACGAGGATGAACCGCGCTACGTGACGCCGTGAGCGCCGTCCGGTCTCCCTCCCCTTCTGCACTTCGCGATATGCCCAAGCGGCCCGGATCAGCGCAGCCGCTTCACTGCGGTTCAGCCAACGTTGCCGGCTTGCCGATCGCTCCGGAAGCACGACCGAGACGATCTGCGCGCAAAGCCCTTCCTGCCGGTGATGATTGATCGCGGCGCGCAAATCCTCCAGCTCGCGCCTCGCGGCGGCCTGGCTCCCGCGTTCCCTGGCATAGCGCCGGCACAGAGCTCCGCTGACATCGGCGAGTGCCTTGCCTTCAAAGAAGTTGGCGAGCCGCAGAAGCCGGTCTGTTGTTTCGCTCGGGCGGGCTTGTTGGGGAACGATATCGGCGAGGTAGACGTTCAGGACATCCGCGATCAGGATTTGAGCGGGATCACGGTTGCTGGTCCGACTCGGCTGGTGCCGGTCGATGACGTATTGCGCAAGCGCGATTTCAGCTTGTTCGCGTTCGCTTTCAGCGCAGCCTGTGCTAATCCAGCGCGTTCCGTCGCGGATGATCCATGCCGGTTTCCGGATCTGGCCCCCGTCTTTTTCGACGCCTGGCCTGAGCCAGAGTCGCGGACCTGCTGACGCTCGCGGCATCGCTTGCGCATCTCCTCGATGGCCCGACGCGTCACAAACTCCCGGCGGCCGATTTTCTCGACGACGAGATTGCCGCGATCGCGCTCAACGCGCAAGGTTGCCGGCCTGATCTTGTTGTGGAAGATCAGCCGGCACGCCTCGTCCAGCGTCAGCGGTTCGTCCGGGGCGGGAAGATCAAGTGAGCGCGGCGCGGTCATCGCCTGGCACCATATTTCCGCAGGATATAAGCCACCGCAGGTTGGGTAATCCCATGAAAACGGGCAATGGCGGCCATGGTCGTCTTGCCGTCGATGTACTCCCCCACAATCCGTGCATCGCGTTCGGGGTCACATGGTCGCCCCCGTGGACGCATTTTTACGCCGGCCTTGTGCAGGCGCTCCCAAATGGTCGATTTGCCAAGCCCTGTTTTGGCGGCAATCGTTTTGATTGATGCACCGCTTTCGTACATCTGCTTGACCTCGTGCGTCGTGACGCCGGTCAGCTTCGCGATATCGCTCAGGCCCATGCCCTTGTCGCGGAATGCCACACACGCCGCTGTCCGGCTCTCATAGCCGAGACATGGGATGCCCTTGCGGATTCGGCGGTCGGTCATGCGGCGTTCTTTTCGTCTTTGAACCAACCCCGGAGATTTTCCAGCACCTCCATCGCCCGCCGTTTGTCGCCGCTCTTTTGCAGGGCGTCCATTGCCTTGTCGATCTTGCTGTAAGCTTCGCAAAGCCAGCGTGTGTGTGCGGACTGGAAAGTCCGGCACTTTTCAATAATCGCGTCGCGCTCGTCGAGCATCTCCTGCGGGTCGATGTCGCTGGGCTGTTCGTCGATCAGCCAGCAATCGGCGACTGCATGGATGAGATGCTCTGGCGTGACGCTCGCATCGAGCGCAAATTTGAAAGCTCCGTTCATCACGCCACCTCCATCACCACAATCCAGCACCCCGGCGCTTCGTCGATCTCTGCCAGCCGCTTCGACGCGATCAGCGAAACAACCTGCGCATCGTCGCGCCAGCACCCGGCAGAGCCAATGGCGTCCAGCACGGCGCGCTCAAGCTTGTCGAGATCAGGCTTCTTGATTGCCGGCGGCGTGCGCTTTTTCGGTGTCGCGGACGGGCGCGGCATCACGAATGTCAGCCGCACAGCCACGGGACCGTCGAAATACGCTTTCGGACTTCCGTCAGCATCAAGCATCGCTGCACGCACATCCGCGCGCCATGGCTTCACCGCCTTGGACGACTCGACCATCACCCCGCGCCCAAGATACCGCTTCGATCCCTGCGGGGCCGGGCGGCCAGGGACAAAGACGCTGATCTCGCGCGTGGCTGTGTCGATGTCAGCGGTCATCAGTCCGCTACCAGCCGTGCTTCGTCCGCGAATGGGTTGTATTCGCGCGAAATCCGGAACTCGTAAATGGCGGGCGGGAGGCGGTACGCCTCGTGCGGATCGGGGCCGTCCTGGCGAAACTCGGCGGGATTTTCGACAA